TATTACTTAAAACGACTATAAAAAATATCTAAAATCAAAACCTACAGGTGACGATACTGTCGTTAACGATATTACAAAATTATTAGATCAAAGTTACATACCTGAAAAATTAAAAGTAAATCCACCAGAAAAAGAATTAGATGTAAAATATTTGAATAGTAAAAAAGAAAATATTTACAATCCATTACCGTCAGGTATAGTTAATGATGTAAAAGCGTTTATTGAAAGTAAAGTAGATCCTCAACCTTATATGAAAATGAACGTTGGTGATCCTATTAAACCTGGTCAATATTATGTGAGTAAAGATGAAATTTATAGAACGTTAACAAAACGTGCTAAATCATTAAAAGAACAATTAGAAAATGGTGAAATAGGTTTAGAAGAATTAACAAAAGAATTTAGTAGATTTAAACAACTAACAACATTACAATTACAATCATTAGGCGGTGGTGGTTCTACAAAAATCTCTGCTATGGATGATGTTGATATTTCAAATCAACAAGACGGTTATGCTTTAAAATATAATGCGTCAACAGGACAATATGATTTTGGAGAAGTCGCAAGTGATTTAACGGCAGTAGAACAAAGTATTTTACCAGCCACTACAGGAATATATGATATAGGTTCTGCTTCTAAAGAGTGGAGAAATGGTTATTTTCAAAATGTATATATTTCAGGTTCTACGTTAGAAGTTCAAAATGATGCTATTTTAAAAGGTGATATTCAATTAGGAGTAAATACAGGTGATTCAACTGAAGACACAATAACAGTAAATGGTCGTTTTGTTTCAAATTTAGAACCTTTAAATAATATCACTTATGATTTAGGATCTCCTACAAGAAGATGGAGAGATATTTACTTATCAGGAAATACAATTGACTTAGCAGGTGCGACTATATCAGGAGATGGAACAGGACAAATATTAATTTCTGCTTCTGGTGCCACTCTACCTGCTGGTTCAAAAGTAGGTAATGACGTAATTTCTAAAGCTGATGCTAAAACGAGTATACCTACTAAAACAGTTCCATTATATACACAATCAAGTGGATTATCTACACCTGCTATTAATTTTACTATGGCTGCCACAACTTCCAGAGCAGCTGTATTTACTAACTTTACAAAAGCAGATGGTAATGCTCAAAATAAATTTGAGTTATTTACCTTTTAACTATGAAAACATATAAATATTGTAATTAAGGAGAGTTATGGCAGCAAAAGTACCTATAAGAACGGTTTTTGATGACGAAAACAATGCTACAGGATTAGCAGAGTTTCAAACAGGTGATTTTATTGGCTTACAATATGGAGGACTAGGTGCTTCATTATCATTAGGAACAGCCAATCAAATTTTAAAAGTAAATTCTGGAGCTACTGCTTTAGAATTTGGAAATTTAGAAAGTATATTTAATATTGACGCATTAACTGATGGAACAGGTATTACAATTACTGATACTGACCAATTTGCTATATCAGATGGAACAGTTGAAAAAAGAATAAACGCAAGTCAAATAACAAGTTATGTACAATCAAATATATCAGCTTTAGACGCAGGTTCAATTGCTGATGGTTCTGTATCTGATACTGAATTTCAATATCTAAATGGTGTGACTTCAGCAATTCAAACACAATTAGACGCAAAACAAGCTGTTGTTGCTGGTGTTGATGACACAGAAATAGGATATTTAAATGGGGTTACATCTGCTATACAAACACAATTAGACGGGAAAGCAGAAAAAGCCTTTGCTATCGCACAAGCCATCGCTCTCGGTTAATATTATAAATATTATAAAACATTAGGGGTTAAGAATGGCAACACCATCAAGTAGATCAGCACTAAAAGAATATGCTTTAAGAGCATTAGGTAAACCTGTTATAGAGATTAACGTTGATGACGACCAACTCGAAGATAGATTAGACGAGGCGTTACAATATTATGCTCAATATCACTATGATGGTATAAGAAGAACATATCTTAAATATAAATTAACAGCTGCCGATAAAACACGTTTGGCTGCTATTAATCCTGCTACAGAAACAGCAACTAAAAATTCAGTGTCAACAACTTGGTATGAAGATAATAATTATCTTGTTGTACCTGAGTCTGTTATATCTGTTATTAATATTTTTCCATTTTCAGATAAAGGTAATTTAAACTTATTTGATGTACGTTATCAGTTAAGATTAAATGATCTTTACGATTTTTCTTCAACGTCTGTAATAAACTATGATGTTGTATTAAGACATTTAGATTTTTTAGATCACGTATTAGTAGGTGAAAAACCATTAAGATTTAATCAACACGACAACAGATTATATATTGATATGGATTGGTCAAATGATTTAGAAACAGATGAATGGATTGTTATAGAGTGTTATAGAAAACTTGATCCTACTCAATATACAGATGTGTATAACGACATATTTTTAAAAAGATATGTCACTGCCTTATTTAAAAAACAATGGGGAGCAAATCTTAGCAAGTTTAATGGTGTAACAATGATAGGTGGTGTAACTTTAAATGGTCAACAAATTTACACAGAAGCACTATCTGATTTAGAAAAATTAGAACAAGAAATAAGATCAACCTTTGAATTAAATCCTGCTATGATGATAGGATAATGAAATGCCGGTTAATCATTACTTTCAAGGCGGAAACGGTATAGGCAATAACGAAGAAAAAAGACTTTACGAGAATTTAATAATCGAAGGTCTTAAAATCTACGGACACGACTGTTACTATCTTCCAAGAACATTAGTAAATAGAGATTTAATATTAGGCGAAGATGTTGCGTCTAAATTTAATGCTGCTTATCTTGCTGAAATGTATTTTGATACAACTGAAGGATTTGCTGGTGAACAAGAAATTATTAATAAGTTTGGTTTAGAGATAAGAGAAGACACTTCTTTTACAATTTCAAAAAGAAGATGGCAAGATTTAGTTGACGATCCTGGTACTATGATTGTGTCTGGTCGACCAAACGAAGGCGATATAATTTATATGCCTTTAATGAATTCCTTTTTTGAAATTTTATTTGTTGAAGATCAGGAGCCATTCTTTCAATTAGGCAACTTACCTGTTTATAAACTTAAAGTTACTCGTTGGGAATATAGTTCAGAAAGAATTGATACAGGTGTTTCAGGTATAGACGCTGCTGAAGACAAATACTCATTAGATCAATTACAACATCAAGTATCTTTAGAAAACGAAGAAGGTGCGTTACTGTTAGAAAATGATAGTGTAGATAATGAGTCTAATTATTTCTTATTAGAAACATATAATTTACAAACACAATCACCATATGCTGATAATAATGATTTAGATACTGAAGCAGGTTTTGATACATCATCTACAGCAGATGACATATTAGATTTTACAGAAAGAAATCCTTTTGGGGATTTAGATAACGGATTATAAAATGTTTGGAAATTATTTTTACAACGAATCATTAAGAAGAATGACCATCGCTTTTGGTCAAATCTTTAATAATATACAAATTAAAAGAAAAGACTCTAACAATAATGTTGTTCAGTCTATACGTGTGCCACTTGCTTATGGACCTAAAGAAAAGTTTTTAGTACGATTAGATCAACAACCAAGTTTAGAAAATAGAGAGTTTGCGATTACTTTACCACGTTTAGGTTTTGAAATATCAGGAATTAATTATGATGCTTCTCGTAAACTAACAAGAGTTCAAAAATTTAAAAGAGTTAAAACAAGTGCCGAGGGTAAAATTATGGATTATAATTATATGCCTGTACCATATAATATTAGTTTTAATTTATATTCTTTTACTGCCACTGCTGAAGGCGGTTTACAAATTATAGAACAAATTTTACCTTTCTTTCAACCAGATTATACTGTAACCATTAATGCGATACCAAGTTTAAATATAAAAAGAGATGTTCCTATTGTTTTAAATCAAATACAATATGAAGATAGTTATACAAGTGATTTTACAAGACGTAGAGCCGTTATATACACAATGGGATTTACAGCAAAAACATATCTGTTTGGTCCTGCTTCTACACAAAAAGTTATCAAGGAAGTTCAATCAGACATATACACAGGAACAGATGGTGATGAAACAAGAGAAGAAAGAATTATAGTTGTGCCTGATCCTACAAGTGCTGACGCAGATGACGATTTTGGATTTACAACAACAATACAAACATTTAACGATGGAAAAAATTATAACCCTACAACTGATAGTGATGAATAATTATGAGCAAACTCGAAGAAAAAGTAAATGAGATACTAGGTATCGAAAAAAAAGAACCTACACCTGAAAAAGAATTTAAAGCACCTGTTCCTAGGAGAGAAGATAAAAACAATCCGGATATAGATAATGATTACAAATATAGTAGAGAAAACTACTATAACTTAATAGAACGTGGACAAGAGGCAATAGAAGGAATATTAGATATTGCCAGAGAAGGACAACATCCAAGAGCTTATGAAGTTGCTGGACAATTAATAGGTCAGGTCGCTGGAACAGTAGATAAACTACAAGACTTACAAAAAAAACTAAAAGATTTAAAAGAATTGCCAAAGTCAGCAAACCCTCAAATTAAAAATGCTCTTTTTGTAGGTTCAACAGCAGAATTACAAAAGATGTTAAAAAATAAAAATGAAAATACTGAAAGCAAAGACATCACACCCGAAAAAACAGACGATAGCAATAAGTGATTTAAGTTATATTAAGTATTATGAAAATAATAATATGGTGCTTGAAGACTTGTATAATTCAAAAGAGTTATTAAATCCTATACAAGTAGAAAAAAGACAAATTTCAAAAACACCTAGATATGGTGCTAACGGCAGTTTATATATAGAAAAAGAGCTTGTTGTATTAAAAGGTAGTCAAAGAGTAACAACTGCTAAAAAAATGGGTTATACACATATAGAAGGAATTATTGTCAATGAGTGACGCATATTTAGGAAATCCTAATCTTAAAAAAGTAAATACACCACAAGAATATACTAAAGAACAAATTGTAGAATTTCAAAAGTGTGAAAAAGATCCATTATACTTTATGGAAAACTATGTTCAAATTGTTTCACTTGACGAAGGTCTTGTACCTTTTAAAATGTATGACTTTCAAAAAAGAATTGTAAAAACGATACACGAAAACAGATTTACCATTTGTAAACTTCCTAGACAATCAGGTAAATCAACAACAACAATTTCTTATCTATTACATTATGCGTTGTTTAATCCTAATTCAAATATTGCTATACTTGCCAACAAAAGTTCTACAGCAAGAGATATATTAGGTCGTTTACAATTAGCCTATGAAAACTTACCAAAGTGGTTACAACAAGGTGTAATTAACTGGAACAAAGGTAATATAGAATTAGAAAATAAATCTACAATTGTGGCTGCCGCTACATCATCAAGTGCTATTCGAGGAGGTTCTTATAATATAATATTCCTTGACGAGTTTGCTTTCGTTCCAGCAAATATTGCCGAACAGTTTTTTAGTTCAGTTTATCCTACTATCTCATCTGGTCAAAAAACTAAAATGATTATAGTATCAACACCACACGGAATGAATATGTATTATAAACTTTGGGTAGACGCAGAAAATAGAAGAAACGATTATATACCTATAGAAGTTCATTGGAGTGAAGTACCAGGACGAGATGAAGCGTGGAAAGAAGCAACCATTAGAAACACAAGTGCTGAGCAATTTCAATCAGAATTTGAATGTGAATTTTTAGGTTCTATTGATACATTAATATCGCCATCTAAAATTAAAACACTTGCCCATTTAACTCCAATTGAATCAAACGCAGGAGTTGACATATATGAAAAACCTAAAAAAGATAGAACATATGTGGTTACAGTTGATGTAGCAAGAGGCACAATAAAAGATTATTCTGCTTTTGTTGTATTTGATGTTACACAAATGCCATACAAAGTTGTAGCAAAATATAGAAGTAATGAAATTAAACCATATGTCTTTCCTAATATCATAGCAAGAGTTTCAAAAGCGTATAATACAGCACACATACTAGTAGAAGTAAATGATTTAGGACAACAAGTGTCAGACGCATTACATTTTGAAATAGAGTATGATAATTTATTAATGACGACTCAAAAAGGTCGTGCTGGTCAAATATTAGGTGCTCAATTTAGTGGTCGAGGTACATCACTTGGTGTAAGAATGACTAAACAAATTAAAAAACTAGGCTGTTCAAACTTTAAGACTTTAATAGAAAGTGATAAATTGATTGTCAATGACTTTAATATAATAGAAGAAATGTCAACATTTAGTAAACGAGGTAATAGTTGGCAAGCTGAAGACGGCTGTAATGATGACTTAATTACTTGTTTAATTATCTTTGGTTGGCTATCAAATCAACCATTTTTCAAAGAAATGACAAATACTAACGTTAGAAATCAACTTTATATTGAACAAGAGAAGTTAATAGAACAAGATATGGCACCCTTTGGGTTTATAGAAGATGGAACACCTGAAGAAGAAAAGTCATTTTCAGACGAATATGGTACAGTATGGCATCCAATAGTGAGAAAAGGACTGTAGTTTTTGATAATTATAAATATCTGTATAATAAGTTTTGACTATGGGCGTAAGAAAACTTACGATAAATGATTAATAATTAGGCTAATTAGAGGAGAAAACCTATGGCATTTCAAGTATCACCAGGTGTTCTCGTACAGGAAAAAGACTTAACAAGAATTATTCCTGCCGTATCAACATCTATTGGGGCTATCGCTATTCAATCGAATAGAGGTCCTGTGGAAGAGATCGTGGCAATTTCTAGTGAGCAAGAGTTAGTAAGTACATTTGGAAAACCTGATACAAGTACGTTTGAGTATTTTTTCAGTGCTTCAAGTTTCTTACAATACTCTAACGCTTTAAGAGTAGTACGAGCTAATAATACTGGTTTAACAAACGCAAATACGACTGGTTCATCTGTATTAATAAAAAATATTGATGATTACCAAAATAATTATGCTACTGGTCAAGCGAATGTAGGAACATTTGCTGCTAGAACAGCAGGAACTTGGGGTAACAATTTATTAATTGCTACTTGTCCAAGTGCTTCTGCTTTTGAAGAAACTTTATCAACATCAAATCAAGTTAACGAAGGTTCAGGTACTGCTGTTGGCGACACTACAATTACTGTAGATGACGGCACAGATTTCAACATTGGAGACATTGTTGAATTTTCTACTACAGCTGCTACAACTGACTTTACTACTGGAGAGAAATATAGAATAACTAATATTTCTACAAACGATTTAACAATCGTTCAACATCCTTTAGGACAAGGCGGATTACAAACAGCAGTTATTGATGACGCTAGAATCAAAAGAAGATGGAGATATTATGATGCCGTTGATGGCGCTCCAGGAACTTCACCATACGTTTCAGTAAGAGGCGGATCTGGTGACGAACTACACGTAGTCGTTATTGACGAAGACGGTGGTATTTCAGGTACTCCTGGCGAAGTTATTGAAACATTTAGTAAAGTGTCAAAAGCAAGTGATGCTAAAACAGCACAAGGCGATGACAACTATTATGTAAATGTTATTCAAAATAAATCACAATACATTTATTGGACAGATCACAATTCTTCAGGATCAAATTGGGGTAGTGCTTCTAGTGGAGTAACTTTCACTAACGTAACAACTCCAACAAGTGAATCACTTTCAGGTGGTTCTGATGGTTCTGATGTAACAACTGGTCAATTAAAAACAGCGTATGAATTATTCCAAGACGCTGATACAGTAGATGTAGGGTTAATCATCGCTGGTCCTTCTGGAAGTACAACACACATTGACAATCTTATCACTATTGCTGAAAATAGAAAAGACGCTATTGTGTTTGCTTCTCCACAAAGAACAGACGTTGTAAATGTAACTAACTCAAACACTCAAACTACTAACGTTATTGATTTCTTCGATAACATTAGATCATCTTCATATGTCGTATTCGACAGTGGATACAAATATACTTACGACAGATACAGTGATGTATATAGATTTGTACCATTAAACGGAG